TAGACCATATCATACAGATGACAATCTAAGATTTTATAAACCTGAAGCAGACAGAAATAATATATATTCGTTTGCTATACCAATCATCTTGCCAGAATGTGGGGCATGTTTAGATTGGTTAGGGGATGCTCCTGATTACTTTAGTCATAACTATGAACTCGGTGTAATGTCTATGTGGCATGGGATGGTAAAGCATCGTCTCGGTGCAAAGCCACCAGCTGAAGGAGATAGGATTACCTTACAAGGTCATGTATATGTAAATGCTAATGATGGAATTTTAAAAGTATATTTCTAGGAGGAAATAAAATGGATCTAAGTTTTTTAAACGCAGAACTACTTAATAATGTAAGCTGGGAAGATGGTTTAATTTATATTGGACTCGGACTGGCTGTTTACGCAATAATCAGATTAATTAACAAATACACACGATAGGAAATAACGATGGCAAAAAAGCAACTCAAACTAACTGACGAAAGAACTTTCTTCAAACCTTTTAACTACCCATGGGCATATGAAGCATGGCTCAAGCATGAGCAATCACATTGGCTTCATACTGAAGTGCCTATGATTGAAGATGTTAAAGATTGGAAGACTAAGATTACTGCTGAGCAGAAATACTTTTTAACTAATATCTTTAGATTCTTTACTCAGGGAGATATTGATGTTGCTGGTGGTTATGTAAATAACTACTTGCCATATTTTCCACAACCAGAAATCAGGATGATGTTAAGTGGGTTTGCAGCAAGAGAAGCACTTCATATTGCTGCTTACTCACATCTGATTGAAACTTTGGGTATGCCTGAAAATACATACCAAGAGTTTGCTGAATACCAAGAGATGTCTGATAAGCACGAATACTTTATTAAATTATCAGAATCTAATGGCAACAAAAGATCGGTTGCTACTAACATTGCTGCATTCTCAGCTTTCACTGAGGGTATGCAATTATTTTCTTCATTCATTATGCTACTAAATTTCCCAAGACATGGCATGATGAAGGGTATGGGTCAAATCGTAACATGGTCTATTGTAGATGAAACTCTACATGCTGAAAATATGATTAAACTTTTTAGAACTTATATTGAAGAAAACAAATCTATCTGGAATGATAAAACTAAAAGCGATATCTATAAGATCGCTACAAAAATGACTGAACTCGAAGATAAATTTATTGACTTGTCTTTCGCTATGGGCGATATGCCTGACTTAACAGCTGAAGATGTAAAAAAATACATTAGATATATTTGCGATCGTAGATTAATTAGTCTAGGATTAAAAGGTATCTGGAAAGTCACTAGAAATCCACTACCATGGGTTGAGGAGATGATAAATGCTCCTACACATGGAAACTTCTTTGAGAATAGAGTCACTGATTATGCGAAAGGAGCACTCGCTGGGGACTGGCAAGAAGTTTGGGGTGTCAGTGCTACTGCCTGATTATGAAGAAAAAATTTAATTTTGAATGTGAATCTTGTGGTGCTGAATACACCATCTCGTTTGAGGAAGATGAAGATAATTTCATGGGGCAAGATATAACTTGTTGCCCATTCTGTGGGGATGATTGTGAAAGACCTGAGCAAGAGGAGGATTTAGATAAGGATCCGATATGAAAATCTTAGTTGATGTTATTAGTCATGATGCTACCGACCAAGAAGTAAAAGCAGAATTATTAGAAGAATTAAAAGAATATGAAGTTGAGGTCGTAGAGACTATCAAAGTATTTGAGCCATCATTAACATGGCAAGGAATACAAGAAAATATAGATAGGAACAGATTCCTAACTAATCATAATGAAGACTTCTATATAAAACTGCGTGGTGCTTCAAAACTTTCCCGAGATTTTAAAACAGTAATAGAAGCTGTAAACAATGAAGACATTGATGTATTATTACATGCTGGTCGTAGAGAATTATTCGTTGATGGTATTTTATATGAAGAAACTCAACAATTACTTCGTGCTATCTTAGAAAGATATTGTGATGAAGGTAAGAATGTTCAGTTTAAATACCCTGTAGAATATATCCAAAATATTATGCTATCAGTGTCACCTTTCATACAACAATATGTACCTTATACTAATGAGCAAGGTGCTCATAATGCTATTCTAGGATACTCCAGAAAGTTTGCAGAGTCTTTTATATATAATGAAGCCATAAACCCTAACGAAATTATCACCTGTCATGACGCACTTATGACAGCATCACGCAATAATCTTATAGTTAAATATCTCAAATCTAATGCTTATGTCCAAGAGTTTATATCTATGGACGAAGTGGTAAATGCTGGAGTATGGGAAAACTATAACGACGAATGGAGAAAAGCTATGAAACATGCTATTCCTAAATTCTCTAAAAATATCTTAAATCGTAAGATTAAATTTATCAATTAACCTAAATATACTGCAATGACTTGGTTATATGAAGACAAGGTCTTCACTGATTATGAAGATTATTATGGTTTCATCTATGAGATTACCTGTAAGAAATCAGGTAAATCTTACATTGGTCGCAAATATTTTACAAAAGCGAAAACTTTACAGCCATTGAAAGGCAGAGTCAATAAAAGACGAAGTAGAGTTGAGAGTGATTGGCAAAATTATTGGGGATCGTCAACAATCCTACAAGAAGATATAATACGAAAAGGCGAAAGTAATTTCGAGAGAAAGATACTTCGTCTTTGTAAAACTCGTGGGGAGGTTAATTACTGGGAAGTTAAATATATGTTTGAATTTGATGTGCTAAACGCAAAACTTCCTAATGGTGAGTACAAATATTATAACGAAAATATTATGATTAAATTTACAAGATCTAATATAGGAGGATAATATATGTGGAATCTTACTGATATAAAAGATTGGATAATTGACACTAAAGACGCTATCGTTTGGAAGTGGCAAGATTTATCTAAAGCAAATAAAATTGCTGCAGTCGGAATACTGGCTCTAGCAATATGGGTTATATGTACACTAATATAACTAATAATACTGGGTGCTTCGGCACCCAGTGTAAAGGAGGGCAATTATGTTCATGAAGATATTAATGTTGGGGACTGCCTTAACTATATCTGCCATTGCTGCATATTACTCAATTATCGGATTAGCAACTATTTTTGCTGCAGCAGTGATACCAGTTATAGTAATGGGATCCGCCATGGAAGTAGGAAAACTGGTCACAGTAGTTTATTTACACAGATACTGGGACGAATGTAAAATACTACTCAAATCATATTTAATGTTCGCTGTGTTTTTCCTAATGTTTATTACCAGTATGGGAATATTTGGTTTTTTATCAAAAGCACATATCGAGCAAACTGCTCTATCAGATGAGCAGATAGCACTAGCCGAAAGTATTGATGATAAACTTGTTCGTTCACAAGTTAAAATCGACAGGTGGGATGCTGAAATCGATAGACTATTACAGCCAAATAATGAACGAGTTGATGTACAAATAGGAAACGAACAAGAAACACTTAATGGTATATACGATCGTATAGCTGATGAAAAGAAAGCAGTAAACGATGCGTACAATCAAAAACTAAAAACAATTAATGAAACTATTACTGGCTTTGGTTCTAACGCAAGAAAACAAGAAGAAGTAGAAAAAGCCAATAATCAACTACAAAGAGAACTAAAAGATATAGACAGCAAGTATGCTAGTCAGATAAAAGACTTGACTGATGTTATTAAATCATATCGTGTACAGTCAGAACAAAAGACTGATGATATAGATGGTAAGGTGGCATCACTTGAATCTAATGTAGAAGCTGAGCAAGTTATTGTTGATGCACTAATCGAAGAAAAAATGGTTTATGAAAAAGAGTTTCGTAAACTTGAAGCTGAGGTTGGACCAGTCAAATATATTGCTGAGTTAGTATATGGGGAAGCTGATAAATCGGTACTCGAGGATGCTGTAAGATGGGTAATTATTATTTTATGTATTGTATTTGACCCACTTGCTGTGGCTTTACTTATCGCTTGGAATGGTATGATTGAACAACCAAGACGAAAAAAGCTAGTCAATGTGAGTGACGATGCGAAATACTATTGGCAAAAAATAAAACAGGATAGAGAGAAAGATCTAGATACTCTAGCAACGCAATTTGTTGAACCAGCTGTGGTTAAGAAACCTGTGGCACCTGTTGAAAAGCCAAAAGAAGTGGATCCAGACAATGAACCATATAATCCTGACAGTTATGAATTAAGATCTGATATTAAGGAAATTATCAAAAAGAAAGATACTGAGAACCCTAAATAGTCGTCTAGAGTGAACTTTTTGTAATGATGTGTTTAATCATTAAAGGTGCACTAAAAGATGGCAAAAAAAGATTTTGATTTAGATGGCGATGGAATCACTTCGAAAGAAGAGATCGAAGCAGCCAAATTACTCAAAGAAGCAGAAGCAGCAGAAGAAAAAGCTGATACGCAGAAAGCTATGGCATGGGTCGCTATGATATCCATGCTTGGCTTTACTCTATTTTTATTCCTACCTTTTATGTCCAATGAACGAGTCTCAGCACTCGGAGATCTGCTTGGTTTATTTTATATAGCACAAGCTGGTGTCGTTGGAGCATATATGGGTATGTCTGCTTACATGAGTAGAAAATAACAGACTCGGTTTTATGGATGAGATATTTTTACTAATAGGGGAACTAGGACTGCCCATAGCAGGATGTATTGCTGCTGGGGCATTCATATACATCATCCTAAAATACATCCTATCAGGTGTCACTGACCAAGTGAAGACCATGCATGGGATTATATCCATGCTCGACAATCGTATCAAAAATATGAATAATGATATGATAAAGCTCGACATACTTATTTCACACTCACTTAATTTAAAACCTGACGAGGAAAGAATTGCTCGTGCTGATGGGAAAGAAGATGCTCGGCGTGATTGAATTAGTCAACGAATATGGTTTCCCGATAGTGGCTGTGGTTGGTATGGGCTGGTTTATCTGGTTCATATATAACTATATTACCAACTTAATAGCTGAAAAGCTAGACCAAGCTAATGTAGTTTTGATAGCATTGATAGATAGGATTCGTATGCTAGATAATGATATTATAAGACTGAAGTCAAAGATTAATACAGTAATAGAATTACAAGAATTACAGAAGAAACAGGATGAAAAAAAGGATGAAAAAGCTAAATAATAGTATGAAGATTCTAGCATTTTTGCTACTATTACCGAGCATAGCATTGGCTGATGCTTTGGTTTTTGAGTTTGGAAATCCTGCTTTTTCTGGTCAAGGATACAGTTCCCATGTATTGAGTGTTGAGCAACTGCAATATTCAAGAAGACAAGATGTAAGAGATGAAGCAAAAAGCGATGCTGCTAGATTAACAAGGGAACAAGAGAATACTACAGTTGCCAAGTTTATTAAAAATGTTGAATCCAGAATTTATGCTAACTTGTCGAAACAGTTAGTGGATAATATGTTCGGTACAAGTTGTGACAGTACAACTACGAACTGTCCGACAAGTGGTACTTCAGAGGTCGAGGGTGCTACTATCTATTGGGTAAAGGATACTACAACAGAAATTATAACTCTTACCATCACAGATGAAAATGGATCTGTGACAAGCATGAGCGTACCTATCGGCGATTTTGTTTTTTAAAGGGAGTTGCTCAGTGCAAAATTTATATAAAGGCATAGTAATGTTGGGTCTGTTCGTTTTGGCAGGTTGTGCTACCACACCTGAAAAAATAAATGACTACAAGGAGATGGGTGCTTTCCATCATGCTACACCTACAAATAAATTACTGGTTGATTTACCAGAACTAGACCAGGAAATTATGACGATTGCTGTTTATAATTTTATGGATAAAACTGGACAACGAAAACCAAGTCAAAAGTTTTCACAATTATCAACTGCTGTGACTCAAGGTCCAGAAGTTTGGGTGATACAAGCACTAAAAGAAGCTGGTAATGGTACATGGTTTAAAGTTGTTGAACGAGGTGGCTTAGATAACCTCGTAAAAGAAAGACAATTAATACGATCTACTAGAGAATCGTATGAAGGAAGCGAAGCAAATAAAAATAGTTTAAAACCACTATTGTTTGCTGGATTAATATTAGAAGGAGGAGTTGTTTCCTATGACACTAATATTGATACAGGTGGCTTCGGTGTAAGATATTTTGGTATCGGTGCTCATGAAGAGTATCGAGTTGACCAAGTGACTGTCTCGATGAGAGTTGTAGCAGTACAAACAGGAGAAGTAATCCTAGCTGTAAATGGTACAAAAACTATCGCATCTCACAAGACAGGAGTTGATGCCTTTAGATTTATAGATATGGGCACAAGAGCGATAGAGGTTGAGAGTGGGGTAAGTGCAAACGAACCTGTAAATTATGCTATAAGATCTGCAGTAGAATACTGTATTATAGAGATAATAAAACAGGGCGAGCAAAAGTCACTCTGGAAATTTAAACAGGAGAAAAAAGAAGATGAGGGAATACATTAAAATAGCTATATTATTTGTCCCTTTGTTATTTGCTGGTAGTTTTTTGATGGCGAATGATGTCTATGTCACGCAAAGTGGTGATACACTTGACTTAGATATTACTCAAGATGGTCAAAATAACACTATCGGTAATTCTACGACTGCTTCCAGTTCGACAGGTGCCACCACTACATTAAACATTGACCAAATAGGAAACTCGAATGTTATTACTTACCAGATTAATGGTGCTACTTATACTGGTGTTATTAATTTAGTTGGTAATTCAAACAATGTTGATTTAAACTGTGATAGCACAGGAAACAATAGTTCTTGTGGTACTGCTAATGCAGTAATTAATTTCACAGGTAATTCAAACGACATCGATTTAGATATTGGTCAAACATCTGCAGCAGGTAATGCTGATGTGGATATAGTTGGTCAGTCTGGCTCCGACAGTAATGTCGTCGCAGCAACAGTAGATGGCACAAGTGCCATCCTGACAATAACTGTGAATGGTGACACTAACAACTGGTTGATAGACATGGATGGCAATGGTGATGTTAATGGACATACTTTGATACATACTCATACTGGCGGAATCGCTGATGTGGATATAGTACAAAGTGGTATTAATGACCAAATGATTACACTAACGACTAGTGGTGATAATCATGACATCGATATTAGCCAAACTGATTAATTCGTAAAGGTTTGTTATGGGTTTAAAACTCGCTATACCATTGACGATATTTGGTATGCTTCTATTATGTTCACAAGAAGCTAAAGCCGATATCGGTAAAGTCACTATTCATGAAGGAAGTGGTTTTATAGAAAGAAAAGCTGATGGCGAGTCAGTAAACACTACAGAAGATTTAGATGTTTTCAGCTATGATACTGTAAAGACTGGTGATGGTAAAACTTCTATAGACTTCGTAGATGATACAAGGGTAGATGTCACAGAACATTCTAAACTAATCATTGATGAATTCGTTTACGATCCTAAAGCTAAGACAGGAAAACTGTCATTAAAAGCAAGTTTAGGAACAATCAGATATGCTTCGGGTCAGATAGCAAAGAACTCAAGGCAAGATGTTAATATCACTACACCTACAGCAACTATCGCTGTAAGGGGAACTGACTTTAGTATGACAGTAGATGAGATAGGATCTTCTACTATTATATTATTACCAAGTTGCGATGCTACTGGTGCTTGCTTTGTGGGTGAGATATCAGTAGAATCAGATATAGGTCAAGTAATACTTAACCAAGCATTTCAAGCAACAGTGGTTGGTACTGTGTCTTCACAACCCATGAAGCCAGTCCTCTTAAATTTAGAGGAAGACATGATAGGAAACTTACTTATCATATCTAAACCACGAGAGATAGAAGAGGAGCAAGGGCGAAGCGAATATAATAAAGTAGCAACTGCACTTGATATAGATTTTTTAGAGTTTGAGGATCTAGAGATAGATTACTTAGAGGAAGAAGAAGACCAGTGGGTGACTGGATTAGATATTGATTTTTTAGAACAAAACTTTTTGGTCGATATCTTAGAACAAATTAATAAACAACTTGCTTTACAGATGAGAAGTGAGTTTGATAAAAAGAGAACAACAGGTGATATAAAATTAGGAAAGGATCCTGAAACTGGAGTAATAATTTTAGATGAAGATCCGCACTGGGTTTATTCTAGAGAAGGAGCAGGAAACTTTTTTGAACTTAGATTAGATAAAGAATATGGTTATGTAATTTCATTCACACAGAATGACTTTTCAGTATTCGATTACGAACTAGGAGGAAATGACAATGTCATCAATATTTTACAAAATCAGTAGTGTAATATTTTTTGCTTGGTTATTTTTATTTGCGACTGAAGCATTCGGTAGCGAACTTTATATAAACCAATCAGGAAATAATTTTAATCTAGAAGTAATTCAAGATGGTACTGGTAATAATTTAATTAGAGGATATCATAATCAAACTGCTAGTATTGTAGGAAACAATAACTCCCTAAAGATTACACAAAAACAAACTGTTTCAACTTCTACCTTCTCAACAGCACATGTCGATATTAATGGTCATAGTAATGATATATTCATGGGCATGGGTGTAGGCACTACAAACTTTACAAACTTTACACAAACAGATAATCAAGAAGCTGGTAATCACAATCAAAAGTTATATCTACAAGGAGATAATAACGATATCTATATGGGTCAAAGGAATGGCTCACCAAGTCAAATATATAGTGCGCATTCAATAGATTTAAAAATATACAGTGATGGTAATGATGTTGGAATATTCCAAGGTCATGATGGGTCAAAAACATTTAACCTAACTATAAATAATGATAATAATAATGTAGTTGCTTATCAGATGGGTTATAACTCTGCTCATACTGCTACCATAACTCTAGATGGCAACTATCCGACTAACCTAGCTCTCAACCAGAATAATGGATATAGCAACAGTTCGTATTCGCTTAATCAGTTTTGTAATTCTAGTAATGGGTGTAATGTCACAGTGGTAGATTAATGAATGAAATGGAAAAACTAATAGAAAGTATTAATACTTTCAAAGAAATTGAGGATATGATACAAGCCACAATTTATACTGAAAAACTTATGAACCAATTAAAAGAAAAAATAAATGACTAAATAATATTGTGGCTTATTCTAAAGAAGTCGTAGAAAGATTTGAAAGTGTTCTACGCAATCCTGAAAAACATGCGGTTGGTAAATTCAATCCGCAGGATTCAGATATAGCTACTGGTATGGTTGGTGCCCCATCATGTGGGGATGTCATGAAACTTCAACTAAAACTTGACCAAGCTAACGATCCTGATAAAGCCAAGATATTAGATGTCAAGTTTAAAACATATGGGTGTGGTTCTGCTATTGCATCCTCTACAATGTTCGTAGATATGTTAAAAGGTAAAACTATTGAACAGGCTATGGCGATTACAAACGATGAAATAGCTGAAGCATTAGATTTACCACCAATTAAAATTCACTGTTCAGTATTAGCAGAAGAAGGAATAAAGAAAGCGATACAAAATTGGTATGATAAAAAAGATTCTAACACACTGGACTAGTGCGTTCATAACACTTGCCATTCTGGCAGGTATCGGATTATACAATCCTGACTTCAAAGAAATAATTAAATTAAAATCTTTTGATTTTCTATTAGCGTCAGAAGAAAAAACTTTTTCTGAAGATATAGTTATAGTTGAAATAGACGAAGCTACATTAGATGTCAAAGGTCAATATCCATTCTCTAGAGTACACTACAGTTTCCTTATAGAAAAACTAAGAGAAGCTGGAGCAGGTGTAATAGTATTCCCAATATTATTCTCAGAAAAAGATAGAGAAGATGGCGACTGGGTATTAGAATCAACACTATCAGCAGGAACTGTTATCGCTCAGTTAGGAACTAATGATATTAATAAGAATGGTGTGCCTAGAGGTGTCGCTAAAATAGGTGACCCATTACCATACTTATTTGAGTGGGGTGGTATGCTTGGTCCAATACCACAACTTGGTCAGGCAGCAAATGGTGTAGGTGTTGTAAATACTGCACCTGAAATAGATGGTGTTGTTCGTAGAGTTCCTCTACTTATGAGAATAGATAATGACATATATCCTAGTATAGCCATAGAAGTTATTAGAGTCGCAGTGGGCGACCCATCCTATCAAGTAAAAGCAGGTGAGGGTGGCATACAAGCTATGAGAGTTCCAGGATTTGCTACTATCGAAACTGATGCGAATGCTAGAATATGGTTAAGGCACGATAAAGAATATCATACTATGTCAATGATAGATGTAGAAAATGGGATAAATGATTTATTATTATTTGGTAAAACTATAATCGTATCTCCAACTGCTGCTGGTATATCTAATATTATAGCTACTCCTACAGGAGAACAATATTCACATTATATAACTGCTTCTACATTACAAACTGTTTTATCAGGCGAACAAATAACTAGAGTAGAT